TAACTGGTAGAGTCTTTTCATTGTACTCTATCCATATTTTGTCGCTTAAAGACATCTGTCTAAATACCTCATTGTAAGATTCTGGATAGAATCCTGTATTTAAACTTAAAGTTTCTTTGGCATTAACGTGAAAAGTCTCATATTGATGCTGATAAGTGTTATAAGAGCCATTATTTATTATATTTGACTTAAACATCTCATCTTTCTTAGTCATACTAAGATTACTTCTCTTAAAGAACCATATATCTTGATAAGCACCAAACTTATTGATAAACGTGACCTTATAAGGCGTATATTTACACTCTTCTATATTATCTACTTTAATTATTGTTAAACCATCTACTGCTGACACATAAACTGTATCTACAGGATGTAACTCAAAGTCATCTTCAAATTGGTCAATACAAGCATTATCTTCAAATGTACCTCCATCTAACTCTACTCTTTCTTCAAAGCTGTCTGCTCCATTAACTCCATTACTTACATAAACAATATGGTCTTGTATTTTAAGATTTATAAGAGGAAGCCAAGAATATACTTGTTGCCCTTGATAAAAGAAAGCAACTGAATTAGTGTTTTCGTTATCTACTGGTATTCTTATAGGAGCATCATCTTTTTTCAGTATAACATTATTAGATTGTAAGTATCCTTGCAATAATTCAGGATTTGCACCATCTTCAAAATATCCATATCCATAAAATGCTCTAACACCTAATACATCTACTGGTGGAGAAAGTATTGGACCTACTAATGTTTCTGAAATTCTATAATCTACATACATTGTAGTATAATCTTCTGTTGCGTCTGCTTCACTTGGATATACTCCGTTAAATGCTGCTGGTATGTAGTCCTTTATTAATTCTGATATTTCAAAGTTTATCTTTTCATCTATAGCTGTTGAGGTTAATGTATATTGTGGACTTCCTTGCCAAGTAGATTCTGCTGCTCCTTTATATATTCTTATTTGAATAGTTGCACTTATTAAGTTGGTAGTTGATAAGTTTATGAAGTAAGGACTTCTTACGTTTATTTTAGCCATTTGTTTTTATTTTATCAAATTCTTTTGTTAGTTCCTTATTAAATGCTTCTAATATAGCATCATCAAATTCATCTAATGTGTTGTTTATTGCTCTGTCTATAAAATTACTTCCTTTAAACTGAAACTCTTTTAATGTACCTCTTCTAGATATACTTCTGCTAATAAGAAATGATATCTTATTGTAATTATAGTCCGTATGTTTAAGGTATCTGCCAGTAGTATTGTCTCTAAGACGTATACCTTTGAATCTTAACCAATCTTCTATTCTATCTCCATTAGGTGGTCTTTTACCTGCACGAATACCTTCGTCTATAGCTCCACCATAAGCATCCATAGTTATTGTTAAAGCATTACCTACTACGTCCTTTGCTTTAATATTATTAGCTAACTTGCCAGTAGCTATAGTTTCATCCATATATAGCTGCTCTTTAAGCCTAGAAACTGTTTTCCTACCTAGTCTGGTAAGTGCTATTGTTATAAAACTAGTGTCCATTAGCAGATACTTATATCGTTTCTCATTATTATATCTATATCAGCTCCCCATCCTACTAATTCATTCTCAAATCTGTCTTTAAATGGCTGAACAGAGATATTATCGTCTACTTGTAGTAATTCTTCTCTTAAAGTACCTCTTTTTAGCTTAGAGTATACTAAATTGACTACTTGCAACTGTGTATTCATTATATCTTGTAAATTATCATTGCCATAGAACAAATCATAGCTATAATCCTCTTTATTGTAGTCTAATATGTCTGCACATAGTACTTGAAGCGTAAAAGTGATAGTATTTGAGCTTATTACAGCATTTGAGATGTTTAAGTGTGTTAAAGGGAATATATCTGTCTTATTTAGGTTAATTTCAGTAATATCTCCGAAACTAACACTATTAACGTGCTTATTTAATCTTAATTCGTCCTTTAACTTGTCTAATAAGTCATATACTTGTGTCATATCTATTTTTTATGTGCTCTTTTTATTAAAGCATTCTCTAAATTTGTTTTATCCTTTATATATTCCAAATACATCAAACAGGTATGTATTGGAAGTCTGGTTGCTTCATCAATTCTAGCTGCATCTTCTTTAGCGATTGTAAATATTGATTGATACCAACCCCACTTTTGTCCAAAGTTCGCTTGAGCTGAGGTGGAACTCCCTCCTTCTTCAATACCTTCACTAAATAATCCACCGTATAACTCGGTAATTTTCTCCCTAAACGATAAAAAAAAACCATCGCCCCTATCGCTACATTAACTGGCATATCCAACATTACATCTGAGTACTTATGACTCCCTTCATAATCCATCACTCTATAAAACTCCTTCTTCTTAAAGATAATAGGTCTGAATAAGACAGCCATTGCTTTATGCATATTCTGCCAATCAGATATATTATTATCTAAATCAATAAACTCTCCAAATGACATATCATCTAACTTTGGTATAAAACCAAACTCAACAATAGTCTCCTCTCCATATTCATCTTTAGCAGACATCTCAAATCTGTTAACTAAAGGCTTCTCTTCATCAAAACATCTATTTACTGTATCAATAGCAAAATCAAAGTTGTTTATAGGTACTTTAAATGTATCCTCTATATCTAGGTTACAAAATATCTGCAACATCTTTGTCTTAATATACACCTCATCTTCCTTATCCCATTTATCTAACACTTTTAGATAATCCTGATACTGTCTTAATGTTATACCCTCTAACTTAGTAGGTACTTCTAACTTATATTCTTTTACCATACTATGATAACGAAATCCACTACTTTTTGTTTTAACAGTATAAAAAAACAAAAATAAAAAATATCGTTATCTATATAGACAGTTGCAAATCTGTATAAGTTGCTACACTTTAGGCATAGACTCCTATTGGTTCAGGTAACCTAAATCTCCTTGAGAATTGCGATACTAAATCCTTTTGTTATTTTCGTGAACGCCCTAGTATCATTCAACTCAACGAGTACATCAGCTAACCAGTTGTCTAGCTAACAACATTTAAAGTAACATATATAAAGAGGAGGGCGAATAAAACTCCATCAATACACCTTTTAATTACTTAACTCGTTTTACAATTATATTTATATTTTTAGAATATGAGTTTTAGAATAATTCGTTTTTGTAATGAAATCATAAGAGTGGGCTACTTACCCCAGCCATCTCCGATTTACGTTAATTATATATATAAACGCATTAAAATAATATATTCTGAATCGTTTTAAGCTATGTTTAAAGAAAGATATTTAAATAAAGGTATGTATGTATAGATGAGGTAATTATAGGCTCTTAAATGAGCTTAAATGAGGTTGTTCAAATATCACTATATATAATATCTCATTATCAGAACATTAAAAAATAAATGTATATAATAAAGCGTATAAAAAAAAGGGCTAAAACCTAAGCTTTAACCCCTCTTTTGACTAACCAAAACAAATGTTTTATATGTCTTTAATGTTGTTTAGTATGTCTTCTATATTATCCATTGATAAATATATATTTCCATTATTCATTATTATTTTACAATCTCTTATCTGTTGCTCGAGTTCGCTAATGTTATTAGGATTTAGATATATAATCCCTTTGTCATAATCTATTATTTTAAGCATATTTATTAATTGTTTCTTTTAGATTATCTAAATACATTTGTTGTGTCTTCTTATTCTCTTTTAATACAAAGTGATTGATTAAGTCTAAGTCACCTAAAAGACTCTCACAATTAATAATTAAATGTAGGTGCTCACTTTGGATATATAGTTCCCCATCTGAAGCAAATATATTATATATGTCGCTTAGGTAAGCATTTTGTATTTTAGGCTTAGACTCTTTTAATTGTTGTTTAAGTTCTTTTATTTCTTGTTGTAATTCTTTCTTTGTCATTTGTTTTTGTTTTTAATTATTAATGTTATTATTATAGCAGTTATCATATAACCAAAGTTAACTATAATAAAAGGGTTTAGTATATATTCTATCATTGTTTAATTATATTATATAACATCGCACCAATTAAACTAATTGTAATATATTTAAACGCTCTGTTAATTTGGTTAATTATTTTCTTATCTCTTTTAAGTTTAGTATATTCTTTTAATGTGTAAACTTTTATAGTATTATTTTTTTCAATAATTACTAAATTTGTATCTGTTACTTTTATACTCATTAGATATATATTTTAGTTCCGTTGATTATCTCTATTATAATAAATGAGAGCATCGGAAGTATTAAACCTGTAACGATTGCTAAACCTGTTAAGGTTGTTTTGTCTTGTTGTTTTAGTTTGTTCATTGTTTTGTTTTTAGTTTATTATGATATTATAGCGTAAATTACTATTGATATTGGCAATACTACACTGAAAATAATATATTTAATTGATTTTAATAATTCTGTTTGTTTCTTTGTCATAATTGTTTTTTTAGTTTGTTCATTGTTTTGTTTATTATATGTTATAAGAGCGATAGTTTAAAGTATATAACTCAGCTTTCATTTTATCTAAGTTTGCTCTATGGTTAGTAAGGTGCACTGCTAATTCATTTTGTAATGATGAGTTGCTAACAATATACCCGTCTTTATTCTGAGCGAATGCTATATCATTACCTCTCATTGTTAATGTGAATACTTGTCCTTTGTAAGTTGTTTTAATTTCAGTTGTCATTGTTTTGTTTTTAGTTAATAATTATAATCAAATATATAAACTTATATTTAATTAAATGTTAAAGAAATGTTAAAATTATGTTAAAATTTAGCTTCTCTTTGTGAGATATAAACATTATACCCCATTAAATAATAATTTTCTTTTATGCTTCTTAATTCTCTTTTAAATTCTATATTATTTTTATAATCTTCTTTATTTATAGTTTCCCACGTTTCAACGCCTAAACTAGTTTTTATATTTATATATCTTTTCATATTATTATAATTTTATTTCTGTTCTGTTGCCGTTCCATTTATTGCCG